TGCATCGCCAATATACTTATCCACAGTTCCCTCGTATTGCTGAACTGCTTTTTGTTGAGCGGTCAAAGCCTTATTCATAATGTACGTAACCTGTTCCGGGGGAAGCGATTCGGACAACGATGTAAACCCTCGTACATCGGTAAACAAAAATGTCGCATAACGCTTTTCACCCCCTAAACGAAGCAAATTTGGGTCGTTTTGTAGCCGTTTTACCTGTCTTGGGTCCAAATAATGCTCAAATTGTTTCTTAATTTGCTGTTTTAGGCGGTATTGGGTGCGGTAATTAAGGTAAAAAGCGACTGTAGAGGCCAAAATCTGGCTAATTAGGGTCCAAACTACGTCAATTAACAGTCCATTTGCGATAAGTTGCGTTCCAGCATGAGCCGTCGCGCTAAACAAAAGCGATGCCAATAACACCCCCCAAGTCACGCCCAACCCACTGACCAAAAACCATACTAGGGCTACCGTAGTTACAAAAATAAGACTTTCTGCCGCTAAAGAGTAATCTGGAATGTAAGGGCTGTCTGACTGTAAAATACTTTCGGCCAAGGCAGCTTGAATGTAATGGGGTTCGAGTAAACCTATCGGGGTAGCGAGCTGTGGCATGACACCTTTAGCAGTTACACCAATAAAAACAAACCGACCCTCAACATCCATTTCTTCTAAAGATGTTTCACGTGGAACAATCCAACTAATCCACTTCCTGCCCAGAGAATCAACTTTGGCTGGCGGAATACCCTTTACGCGCACTTCTTCAATACCATTTTGATTTGTTTTAATCACGTAGGTATCCGCGTCAGCCAAAACTTTTAAAACCTGTGTTCCAAATGCCGCTAACCAACCATCTGGAGTCTTATACAATAATGGTATCCTTCTAACTAGATTATCCACATCAACCGGGGCCGTAGCAATCCCTTGTTCGGTCCAAGCAGATTCACGCAGTATCGGTATGTTTTGTAAAGTTCCTACTGCTTCAAAACCACCGTCACCGTCACCCAATATTACTGTACCAACAGTATCTGGATACTCTCCATTGTCGTGTTCAAACAAGGGCAGTACGGTTTTAGAAAAACTCATAGAATAAGCAAACGCTTCATCGCCCCCCAACCTACCTGGATGCGGAAAACCAATAACCCAACCCACGCCTATGGCTCCATGCTCCAGTAAATCGTGCTGTATTTCCGCAAGTCGATAACGTGGCAACGGATAACCGCCTTCTCGGTCAACATCTTCTTCGGTAATATTCAGTATTGCAAAATACCCAGACGGTTGTCCTTGGCTAACGAAAGCATCAAAAGTACGAAGCTTTAATACTTGGTACATGTCCCATTGAAATATAAGCGGAATGCTTAATAAGCTAAGTATTATTAAAAACTTTTTCACGAACCTTGCGTAATCATAATCTGAGAATCGCCTCCACCGTTAACTTTAATTTGATTAACCACACCGTTCTGTATCAGCATAATAGTATATGAGCCACCGCCCTCTATATCCAGACGGACTTTGTGTTCGACGAAACGCCGAAAGCTAATTACATTTCCTGTGATTAACGTCGTTATCTGAGTGTCTTTGTCTTGACCTAACTCGGTTCCTGTAATGTTGATTCCTGCTGTTTGTTTTAACCTGTCTTCTTCTTCGGCCACGGCTAACGCATCTAAGATGTTAAGCAGGTCTTCAAGAAAGTTTACATCTAAGTAATTGATATCTAACTCAGTAAACTCAGCTTCTTCTTCCAACAAGTCCTCGTTTAAAAAGTCTACGTCCAAGCCACTAAAGTCTAAATAGGGGTTACTTTCGACCACGTTATACGATTCGTCCACCACTTCTACTTCTTTTGGCGGTGTGACGATTAACATGTTGTCGATTAAATCAATAGTCAAATCAAGAATGGCTGGGCTACTTGGGGGTCTTTCGTACATCGAAGCAGTGGTCGATTGAAACGGTTTGTTTAGTGTGACACTGCCAGAACCTGTCGATACTACAATTTCACCAGAAGATATGCCATTTACATCAGGCAATAAAATAACCAAGCTACGCCCTAACTCATCTACCGTCACTGTAAAGTCCGTACCGCGGATAGCAATATTGGCGGTTGGAGTGCGTAGTTTAATATTCTGTTTGTTTATCTTGCCCAAGCCACCTGTAATAAAACGCGCAGTGCCACTGGCAAAGTTCAACGCCATCTTGGTTTTATCGGGGTTTGGATCGTAGATGTACTCGTCAATGACCAGCTTACTGTGTTCAGTCAGCTTGACTCGGCTGTCATCTTCAAAAGTTATTGCTAACCTACCAGCGGTGGTTTCCACGTTGTCGTTAGATTGTATGCCTAAATTTAAATCGGCTTGTAATGGTTTGTCTCTAACAACTTGTGCGTTACCTTGTAGCTCCGATATTGCTCCAATATCAGCAGCCCACAGCAGTCCCACCGTCATCTTGCTCGACACAAACAGTACCGTTGCTACCGTTAGAAGTAATCTTGAGCCAATCATTGTTTAATGTACTCGTTTGAGAAACTGTAAAAGCTCGACTACCGCCAGTGTGATCTAACCAGAAGTAACCACCTGAACTAGCGTTAACGCCTGTGCCAGTATATGTGACTGTGTTATCAGAGCCGTCGATGTCCATATAGTTGGTGGCTTGGTCAATATTAATAGTTGAAGTGACCGTATTGTTTGAGCCTTGAATAATCCAATCAAGATCTAATGTCCCTGCTGCTGCGGTAGTTGCTTGGTTCAACGTCATAGTATTACTAGAACCTGTCACGTTGATATTGACGTTAGAGTTATCTGCACCGTAGGTATTGGTCGTGTCAGTAACCACATTCATCACGTTAGAGCCACCAGTAAATTGAAAGAAACCAGTGTAACTGTCAGCAGTGATATCACCTTTCCATAAGTTGCTTGAACCTATTTGATTGATATCTAATGTGTTAGTCGTACCGATAAAATCAAAGTCAGTTAGAGTACCTGCTACAGAACCAACACCACCTATTAGGTTTCCTCCGCCCTGCTGCTCCAAGTCAATATTCGCCGTCGCGCCTGACTGATCCATCCAAATCTCGTTATCCGCGAACAGTGGATGAGCTAACGTAAACAAAACTAATAAAAGTATTCTATTCATTTTTTAACGCTCCAGTATCCTGCCGTTAGACCGTCTTGAATTGTTTGGAGAACTGCCGTTTCTATGGCGGCTTGGAGGGCTAAATTGACAGACTCATTTTGGACTGAGCCGTTCTCTATCTCAATCAATTCTGTGCCTTGGGCAACAAATTTGAAAACATCCTGACTATATCCTACACTAAGAATGCTCTTAGTGACCAGAACTTCGAGTAAAACCCTGCCGGTTAGTACCGAAACGGTACGTAACGACACTGTTATCGTATCTTTTCGGTATTTTTTAGACGCCCCAATGCCCAAGTACCTAGCACCCATGCCTCCGGATGTCTCATTACTGTCATAACCGACCACACTTCCTTGCATTAATAATCCAGCAAATAGCAATGGTTTTATCTTTTGTTTCTCGCTGGCTTCTTGCCGTGTAGCGCGAATGATCTGGCGTTCCTTCATTAAGTTGTCTACACCAACGCGCTCAACTACATCAAAGAACCCTTGCTTTTGACCACCTGCATGGTGCAACGCTCGAATTAAATAAGTTACCGGGCTTTGCGTAACCGCTGTACTAAAGTTTGCAAACTCACCATTACTGCGCCGTTGCCCAGTGTCGTCATTAAAAGCCACGCCATACACCGCAACGACGGGTCTTTTTTCTGGTGGTTCAACGCGAGCTAGTTCGGTAACCAGTAACGGTCGGATCTTGGGCAGTTCTTTTTTAGGAACAACGTGATTGCTGACGGTAGTGCAGCTAGAAGTAAAAATCACCAATAGGAACAGAAATAACAGTCGTGCCACCTGATTGGTCGGTAACGGTAAGCGAAACAGTTTGTCCGTTAGTACTGTAGTCAACTTTATTGCCCTCAAGCTCAAAGCTTCCACTCTCTGATTTTGTTTCTCCAAACATGTTATCTACTAATTGCCTGGACAGTTCCGCATATATTCTACTCTCTAAATTACGGATAAACCTAGCCAGAGTACTATTATTGACCTCGCGCTCTGCTTCTTCAACCAAAGCAAGCTTCTCTTCTTTAATAGTATTTTCGCGGCTATGTTCTTGGTTTTCGATAGTCAGGTAGTGAGCAGACGTACCGTTGCCAGAAAAGCTAGGACTTTTAAATTTGTGCAACATTTCCGCAGACGCAGTGTTTAACGGAGAAAATAGTAACAAGATACAACAAACCAAAGCCACACAAAAAATAACAACAACATGCCCTACAATACTAGCGGCTGTTTTTAGTATCTTTTTTATCTTGGATCTCACGTATCTCAATCACCGTATCAAGCTTCTGTTGTAACCGTATGATGTCGTTATCCAGCATACGGATGCGGTCTATTAAGCCTACCAGAGTGGTCATAGTTTCGCCAAGCTTGGATTTTATCTCGTTAGTAATGTATTGCCAGATAAAATAAATCATATACAGCAAGCCAACTGTCGCAACAATCGGAAAGCCATATTCACTGATTACTTGAGCAAGGTCCATCAATCTCTCCTTGCGTCTTCTTTTCCATCGGCTCTTGATATTCGTTCGAGATCTGGACGTATGCCCAACACACTACACATCGTGCAATCCATTCTCACCATATCATGGTTCATGGTCTTTACTCGATTGTCCAAGCCTTGCACAATCACATGAATGCTCTGCACCTGGCCGACAACGCTCTCTAAGATGTACTTTATCGTTAAAAAGATAAAGAAGCCACCAATCAAGGACATCGCTATCGGAAAACCAACCTCTGCAATTAATGAAAACGCGTCGTTCATTGGCTATACCCTTATCTGTGTCCAACTCTCATCGCCATGTTGTTGTCGGTTTCTCTGACCTCAACCTTACAGCACCATACTCGGTCTTGTTCCCCACAGTTTTTTAAAAAAATAGTGTTGACGTATTCGTAGAGAAAATCTGCAATACCCTCACAACCAGTTTTTTCTACTTCCGTTATCTTAGCAACACCTGATTTACCAAGGGCTAACAGTTGTTCTCGGTCAGGGTCGTCGGTTGCAACCAAAAAAGTATGGTCAAACCATTCTTCTAGCTTTTCTTTTAAGGGTCTAAGACCTCCAAAATCCATAACCCAATTACGAGCATCTAGGGTATTGGTTTCAAATTCAAAATGAAACGATAGAGCATAACCGTGAATAAAACGGCAATGAGAGTCAGCTCGCCATTGTCTGTACGCTACCGGTCCTAAATGTTTGTATGTTTTTGTAGAAATATACTTTGACATACTAGAATAGGTTGAGCTGAGTAGCTCCTCCGGCATATTTGTAAGGGCTATCTGCTGCTTCTATTCTGTTCATAATATTTTCCCACCCGGTTCTATGGTGGTTTACCGCAACATTGGTGCTATCGCCGCTAAAAAATGGATATTGAGTGAACAGTTTAGGATCTAAACACCGCAACATATGAATTTTAACTTTAGGCAAGCCTTGATTATCACAAACCACGCGCATTGCCTCATTCATTTTACTGTGCCATGCAAGCGTTCCAAGGGTTGCATATTGTCCGGCGCTGCCAAAAGCTATGTACTCATATCGCGACGACAAATAATCCAGCCTTTCTAAACTTTCGTTCACATGCCAAATTGGAACGCCCTTATCTTTAAGAGATCGTGCGCTGGCTTGATAATTGTCTAGCAGTGCATCGTTTTCTTTTTCTGTTCCGTTAATAACATCGGGTATTAAAAAAAACTCTACGCGATTGATGATCTTAATCACCCAGTTATAAAAATCAGACCAATCAACAGCAATTCCCTTGCGCCACACACTAAAAGCCCCATTGTCTAGGATGATTTTGTCGCAAACTTGTAAGGCTCTTTTCAGATCATCGGGCCGTGGGTAAGGAATTAGCACATTTCTATCTGTAAGCGCCTCAAAAAAAACCGCTATTGGCCCACAAGGAGTGCCGTGATACTTTATCATCAATAATACTGCCTATAATCGGTTAAATACTCCTTCGGAGCATCCTCTTCATCACTCGATAACTGTAAAAACCCACCCTTTCTATACCGAATAAGGGCCATGGACATTGAATCACAGTAATCGTCATTGTCTCCGTGCGGAAATGCAGCACATTCATCAATCACTTCCTCTGAAAACGACTTATCCGGCGCCCAAACCATGCCCGCTTCAAATATTGGCGCCACCATGTGCATCCTGGTGTGCTTATCACGGCCCTTGGACGGTGTATAATTGACCACCGGTATCCCAATCACCCGCAATTCGTCGGTTAACGGTGTTCCAGTGGCCTTTGCCTCAATAATCACCATGTCAGGCTCCCAATATTTGTACTCATCGAGCGCTTTTGCCTTCAATTCCGGGAAATCCCACCGCCCACGCTGGGCATCAAGCAGAATAATGTGCTCTGGCTCACCTTCAACCGGCCTAAACACCCCCCAAGTGGTTATCGCGCTGTAATCTGCCGTTTCTTTTTTCGAGAACGCCGTATCATACGACTGCATCACGTAACTTAACTGCGGAATGTCCTCTTTTTCCCAAACATTCCACCATTCCTTCTTAATAATCGCCCCTTCTTCAGCAACCGGGTTCTGCTGCCACTGCGCGTTCCATTTAGCCAGGGACAATGATGCCTTAACCCGCAACAACTCCTCTTTTTTCCAGAACTCTGGCCAAAGGACCTTGTCACTCGGCAATATGGCAGGGAATTCTACAATGTCCCACTGGTCAGACATCACATCCTGACTCTGCGCCTTGATCAATTTGCCAGTTAAGTCCTTCAATGACCATCTCGTCATTACAATCACTATCGAACCGCCCGGCTGTAGACGCTGTCTCGGTCCAGAAGTGTACCACTCATACGCACTTTCCATCGCTGTGTCCGATAACGCATCTTGTTCCGAGTGCGGATCGTCAATAATCAATAAATCTGCACCACGGCCCGTGATCGCACCACCAACACCCGCCGCATAATACTCACCGCCCTGGGATGTCTCCCAACGGCCAGCAGCCTTCGAGTCAATACGCAATTCAACCTCTGGAAAAATATCTTTGTACACCTGAAGCTCCATCAGGTTTCTGACTTTACGGCCAAACCGTACCGCTAACTCACCCGTGTGCGTAGTCTGAATGATCTTGAGCTGTGGGTTTTTGCCAATCAACCAAGCCGGCAATAAATAACTGGCAAACTCTGACTTGGAATGCCTCGGCGGCATGTTGACAATGATCCGTGAGCCACGGTTCACGGCCAACCGCTCAAACTGCTTCGCTATCTGTTTATGATGAGCCCCTAAAATAAAACCTTCGTAGCAATGATTTACAAATGCTAAAAAATTTTCTTGGGCTACCTCCCTAATCTCTAAACGGCGCTTGGCTTCCTCTAACGCAAGAACTTCGCGAATGACTTCATCTGGTGCTTGTAACATCCAACAAATATACCATGTAATATGGAACCAATGAAATTACTTTTGAAAAAAATTTTTGGGCAAAATCGTTTGAAAAAAGACCGGGGGGGAGGGACCATGGCCCAATGACCAATACCACGAATTATATTTGCCAAACACTATCTAGCTCCTCCTTGTATAGCAACACGGCGCCGTGCGCCCCGATTCGGTGTCGCTGTCGCGACGACCTTGATCGACCGAGCCCCTAAGTACCTAAGCCCAATACCCGAACATAAAAAAAGGCGACCCGAAGGCCGCCTTGGTTCGAGGTAATCCCGACTATTTTTTAGGATACTTTTCCAGTAGTCATGTCCAAATAATACTCTTGAACGTTTCCGCATTCGAAGTCCTGAGAATCCAAGTCGTAATCTTCATCATCCTCGTGAAGTCGGACAGAGACTGCAAAGTAGCAATCCGTTTCCCCCTTCTCGATAGCTTCCTCGATAGCTTCGAGCGCAATTTCTTCATCCGCGTAAAGATCGTCACTCTCGATGCAATCATCATAGCTAAACTCTTTTTCCTTATCAGGCGATCCAAAACGGATTGTGCGACCCGCGAGAAGTAATCGACCTGTATCGTAATTGTCAAAATACGACTTAATTTTCTGAAATCCCTTGCGTTGAGTATTGCGGATCTTCCTAAGCATGTCATACGCATCAATTTTTTTAGTTTGTTTCACGCTAGGCTCCAGGTTAATAATGGGTTCTAAAATTTTCTGCCAATGTGCTTGTTTCATGCTACTTCCTCCTCGAAGTGAACTTCATCAATATTAATGGCTGGAGTTTCGTTTAGAAACTCCAAGATTTCATCAAGCGCGCTTCGAGTGCCACCAGAAGTTGATAGCTCGAACAAGTCTTCGAGCTCTTCGCCTGATACGTCACCCACGATTAGGCAGTAGCCTATCTCAGGATTATAGCTACCATAGTAAGATAGCCCCTTGTATGTATTAGATTTAGTCATAACATTTCCTTATATTGTTGACTCTATAAGTATACCATCATTGATGGAAAATGTACAAATAACTTTGTGCCCCTGCACCAGGTGTCGAGTGGTACCAGGTGTCGAGTGTACCAGGTGTCGAGTGGTACCAGGTGTCGAGTGTACCTGGTGTCGAGTGGTACCAGGTGTCGAGTGTATCTGGTCCATGCTGAATATGTTTATCCTTGTGTGTTTATATACTTCATTATGTTAATAAGACCTCTATCCAATAAGCCCGAATTCCGACCCGACCCGACCCGACCCGACCCGACCCGAATTCTAGACAAAAGAAAGCCGGCCCGAATGGGCCGGCCGGTGGTCCAGGAAAATGTTAAAAAGCCTGGACCCGAAAAGCGCGCCTAGTGTCAACAACACGCGCCAATTCTTTATGATAATTTAATGCTCGATAATTGCTACCGATTTTTTGCTATTACTTGTTGTACCCATGCATAGGCTACACTTAGCGCATGATGAAACGCGGCCGGCTTCTTTTGACGCCGGACAAGCTATTTCATTAGGTAGCAGCGTAGATTTTTCTGCGCGTACTCTGAAAGTACGAAAACCTTGTTTTTGATAATCTAGCGCTTGCTGCTTAGTATCGGCGCTGGCCATTACATAACGTGACCATTTTTTATTCGCGCGTTTTACCTGGTGAGTGTAACCGGTGAATGATTCGGCTGCTTCAACTAGCGGCTTGAATACTTCACTTGGTACAGCGAGCGGATCACCATATGATCCTAATCTTAGTTTCCTGGTTCGCTTATGGTTGCGGATCATATCGGCAACTTGAGCTGGTGCCATTTTTTCATAGCTACCGTATTTATACGCGCGCCATATAGAAGCGATAGCTTTCCATAAAACCAAGTAACACGTATTTTCATGGATAGGCCGCCGAATACAATCACCACAAATTGAAACATCAAGTCCCATTTTTGCGGCTTCTACCGGATGAATATCTCTAACTAAGATCCATGTTTGAAACATATCGCCAGTTTTATCATTCTTTGATCTAGTTTTAAAACCGGATATTAAAACAACAATATCCTTTCCGTCTAACATCGACGGGCCTTCATATATAATAAAAGTATTTTTATTAAACATTTTCTATCCTTTAACATTTAGAAGACTCTATTATACATAACATGATATCCCATGTATAGTGTTGATATATATTTTTATATGGAATATAATATAATCTCATTAATTAAATGTTAGGTGATATATGAAAAAGACAATAACAAAAACATTCTATAGCGACCCAGGCCACGCATGGCTAAAAGTAGATATTACGGATCTAGTAGATCTAGGGCTAGAGCGATCTATTACGGCCCATTCTTATCGCCGCGGTAGCAGCGTATTTTTAGAAGAAGACCAAGACGCAACGGTATTTATAAAAAGACATCAACAAAAATACCCTAATTATCAATTAAAATTTGATGATCGGCACACGGATCTAAAATCTGAAATTAGAAGTTATTCACCATATATAGGATCATAGAAAAATGGAGCTTAAATATAACAGTGTAATGAGTTTATTAACGTCAATCGATCATAAAAATATTGACGGCTCTGATATTACAGCAGATCAGATTCGTAAAAAGTTTTTAAACCGATTGAATAATTTAGATGATAGTGAGTTGCTAGAAGCCATTATTTTAGAAGATACGGCAAACTGTGATTAATAAAAAAACCCCGGCCGCGATCTGGCCGGGGACTACCTGGAGTCGTGGGTCCCAGGTCGAAAAGGGGAAGTGACCAATATACACCTACTACCAGCTAACTATCAAGACCCGAATTGCCCCGACCCGAATCATCAATCCCCGAACCCGACCCCGACTGATCCCCGACCCCGACCCAAGAGCTCTCAATCATATACTTGCTTAGTCGTTCACGCGCAATAGCCAACATCCGTGGTACAAGGTCCCCGAATCCCGACCCCGACCACAAACATGGGACGACGGGACCCGAACCATTGCTCTTGATTCCATGGGTCATGAGGTTTTTGCCCTGGTCCCCGGCAAATAAATATAGGTTGTCGGCTTCGAGGGGGCGAACCAAGTAAAAATTAATCCCGCCCGCTCGATGATGTGCGTAATTCCAAGCATGTTGGAATGCAGACACCTTAATTGCGTTAGTTTTTGTTACTTTAAGCTCAACCCAAAAAGATATTCCCTCGGCGCACAGATATACGTCTGGAACGCCTCCTCCGGCTCTATTTTCAATCCGCTGAGACTGCCAGTGGCTCGGCAGTGATTCCTTTAGATTCTTCCACAGTAAGGCTTCTGGTTGGCTCATCGTCAATCTCCTCAAACTTGCCTTCGATGAAGGCTTCCGGGTGACTATTTCTTAGTTCGGCTAATCTCTTTTCAACATCTTCCCTAGACAATCCCTCAATAGAATGTAAATGGTTCTGTTCGCGTCTATCGATTGTCAAACCACCCAGGGCGCTTCTTATTTTTTCAGCGTTGACCGCTGCTGAAAACTGACCAGCCTCTTCAGCTCCATGTGAAAGTCTATCGAAGCGTTCCATTTGCCCAATAAGTGTTACACCAAACCTGCGTTCTCGGTCTTCTCTAAGTTCATTGATGTATTCAATCAGGTGCGGAAACCGCTCACCTTTTAACAGCACACTAGCCTGGACGTTTGCGGAATCTGCCGCATACCCAGCTTGCCGGGCGCATTCAGCATTCGAGTGTCTGCCGTCAACAAACAACCTGGCGAATTCTTTTTGTCGTTGAGTAAGTTTTCTTCCTGATGCTTCTTCAATATCACGAGCTCGTGATTCAATAGTCTTGCGAGTAGCCAATTCGTTCCTCCAGCTGAATGTGTTTATATAGGGTCAAAATATATTTTTGCATCGAAAAAAGCAAATCCATGCGCGCGTTGGTCGGAAACTCGTTATTTGTCGCACTCTTCTGGGACGGTACAGATACCCTTGGGACGAGCCTTGGGACGAGGTCCGTGGACCTATGTCCTTGTTTCATGTACCTTTTATCCCAAAAAAATACACACCGTCCCACTTTCGCACTTTTTTTGCCCCAAAAAAACTTTTTCAAACACGAAAAATATATTTGCCCCCCTATATAGGACAAACAAGGTTTGCACATCTCCCATCAATGATGTTATACTTGTTTCACATCATCAAAAACAGAAAGGAGAAAGATTGATGTTAAACGAAAATCAAACCAGAACAATTACTGACATGCTCATCCGTGAACTGAATGAATCGTTTGAAGAAGACGGTTTCGGACACTACACAGATCATGGTCGCGTTGAGTTCTTAAAATATATTGTAGAAATTGGAAAGCTAATTGAGGCTTTAAACCTAGATTTATCTCTCTTGCAGAAAAAACAAATGAAGGGGGATAAATAATGGAGATAATTAACTCAAGGGACCTGAACACCAACGGCACACGTTTTTTGCAATCGGTTCGTGCCACGTACTGGGAGCTGGTCGAAGCTTTCGGTCACCCCACTTACGCTGACCCAGAATATCTTGACGACAAATTAAATGTCGAATGGGTCCTGGAAATAGACGGTGCTGTAGCCACTATCTATGATTGGAAACTAGGCACTAAAGAATATTCGGCAAACACCCTCTGGAATATCGGCGGTCACGGTCAACGTGTTGCCTCAAAAATTATTGATATCTTAGAAAAAAAGGCGGTGGCATAATGAGTAAATTGACACATTCAAATCCGTACAGCCAAGACTGCTTGACTGACGAGCAAATAGAAAGGGGAAATATCGTGATTGAACCAGACTCTGAAATGAAATACGAGTACGAAGCATTGCTGAAAAAATGCAGAAGCTTTTACGCTTGTTACGATGAAGTGCCATTGCCGATGCAGCGTGAGCTGTGTTTGTTGTTTGTGGCAAAAGATAAAGAAGAGTGGGAGGCATTCTTGTTTGAGCCCACGGACCTTGGTCCATTAGCCATCGACTTCGTGCTTGGCGATGAGAACCAAGAAAAGCTTCGAGCGGCGATGCGTGACAATCTGATGGAATATGCAGAAGAGCGTGTCAAAGAGATTGTTGATCGTGGTAACCCAGAGCCGCACAGCACCAACATCCAATACATCCGTCCCTGGGAGTTAGACGATTGAAGTCGTTAAGGTTACGGACCAAGATTGTCGAATGGCCGATGGATCATATTGACGAAGAACCGTTGTACCAAGCGATTGTGTACGATGTGGAGTGTGAAGAGCTCTTAGAAGAATCGATCCAACAAATCATGGATGATGAACTGTTGTCGGAAGACTTCCAGGACAAGCACGTATTCATTTGTTTGGGTGAAGCAGCGGATAGTTATGACGAAGCCGGGCAGAACCTGAGATCACTTTTGAAGAGAATTATTAACAACTTAAAGAAGAGGGTATAGAGCAATGACCAATGACGATTACAAATTATTTCAAGAAGCTATTTTAGATCAAAGTTTAGACCTGAGCCTTTGGCAGTTCCATCAATTGATGAAACTGTTTGAGAACAACGACAAAAGTTTTAAGCGGCATGAGTTC